AGGCGGGTCTTCACGGCAGCGACGAGGGTTTCCAGTAGGCTGCTCATCCACCCCTCCTCGCGCGCGTGACCGCGAAACGGAGGGCCTCAACGAAAAGAGCTCGAGCCTGCGGATAGAAAGCCTTCCAAAGCCTGTAAAACGACAGGCGCGGCTTGAGCCTGTGAGCGCTGACATGGAACATCGGGATCAGACGTCCACTCTTCCGCTGAAGTGCCGGACCCTTTGTCAGTAACTGGCCAAGTGTGATGCCTCCGCGCCGCCGCTGCTTCTTGTATTGCGGATTCACCGCGAAAAAGAAATCCTTACCCTTGATCGGGATCCTGATGAGCTTCCCCTGTTTCCACAGCCGCTTCGCCTTCTCCGTGGTTCGCCCACGCACGTCCTTTGCCGGCGGGAATGGAATTCTCCCCGGGGCCCAGGAGCCTCCGAACTCCTGGCGGTAGGCGATCATGCCTCCGCGGGTAGCGAGCTTGCCCACCATGTTGGAGAGGCGATCACCGATCACGCTCACCCTGAAGAGAGAAAGGAAGCCAGTCTTGCCGGCGTGCTGGCGCGTTCCAAGGACTCCAGCCTCCACCGGGGATCGGCTCTTCCACGTAGGCGGCGCTGGCGCCTTCATCTTCGCCGCCTGGTGTTCGACCTTGTACTTCGTGAGCGCGCGATCGAAGGCCCTGCGCAGGGTCCAGGTGAGAGTCGACGGGATCTGCTCCGCCGCTTTCAAAACCTTCTCTGCATTCCTCACCTGGATTTCTAGCACTCGACGCACTCCACCCAGAAATGCCCCGGCTGATTCCCCGCCGGCAGGATTTCGTTCACCGTGTATGTCCGCTGCTCGCCACCGACCACCACGGACGCCAGCCTGATCCTGTCTTTCTTGAGATTCACCGTGGAGACCAGCGTCTTCGGCAGCATGACTCGAATCCTGCCGATGAGCGCCGTCCCGATCTGGTCCACGGGCTGCCGGTCCACGGGCACGGTGATCGCCTGCCACGAGCCCGAGGGGTAGGGCAAGAATTCGATCGCCTCGCCGGCGTGCCCTGCCACAAACGCCTCGCATGCTTTCATTTGATCGCTCGCCTGCACTGCTTACCTCAAGGCGCCGGGGAGCCGGGCGATCGTGCTGTCGAGTCCAGGTGTTTGCCCGGCTCCCCTGCGGGGAAAAAGAAGGCGACTATCGTGTGAGCCCGAGATGGACCCGGCACGTCGCGACCGTTGTGGCCGCAGCCGCAGCCGCCAGGCCAGCCAGCTTGTGCGTCGACGCGGTCGTGGTCAGACGATCGTTCCCGGCGTCGAAGTAGAGCTTGAGGCCTTCCGTCACGAGGTCCGTCGTCAGTTTCGCGTAGAGGATCTCGACGCCTTCCACCCACACCGGGCAGTCCAGGGCGCTGATCGCCTGGGCCGCCTTGTGACAACACACCAGCTCACCCACGACAATCAACTGCCCAGCAGCCTTCACGGTCCCCACATTGGTGACGAGGATGGTCCCTTCCTCGCGCGTCCGCTTCACGTTTGCAGCCATGTTTCAAAACTCCTGTTGTTTGCGGTTCAAAGGAAGACCGTTGAGGCTGGCCAAATCAGCCAGCCCCAACAGCCAAGGAGAGATTACGCACCCTTCGTGCGGTACCAGCCTCGGTGCTCGACGAACTTGCAGCCCACGTCGAGGTAGACACCCCATTCGATGCCGAGGATGTTCGTGCCCTCGACACGGATCATGGTGGGCTCTTCCTTGCCGTTGAGGAACGCCACTTCGGCGCCCTCGATCTGGGAGGGAGACGCCGCCAGGTACCAGTTGACCGTCCCATTCGTGAAGGCGTCGATTCGGGGCTCGACGATCACGGTAAGGGACTTGACCCAAGCGGGGACCACGCTGCCGATAAGGGCCGGCGTGATCTGGGTTGTGACCTGCTCGGCAGCCACCTCGAGAGCGGCCGGGACCAGCAAGAAGTTCGGCGTGATGTTCAGAGTCGGCGCGGTCTCGCCCGTGGCGACCATGCCCTTCTGAAGCCGCATGAGCTTCTTCGCCGTGCCGAGGCCCGTGATGTCGAGCGCCAGGGCGCCGGCCGTGTAGTTCGCGCCCGAGGCGTGGGTCGTCGAGAAGAGATTCTTCGTCCCCTCGACCATGGCGGGGCCCTCGCCGGCCTGAGAGCCAAGGAGGGTGTAGAAGAGATCCGCGATCAGCCGCGAGGCCGCGGCGCCCATGAGACCGGGAATGCGGTCGAAGGCGCTGAGGTCGTCGTTGATGATCGCCTGGCGAGAGATCCCGAACCGCTTCGTGTAGGTCAGGATCGCGTAGCTCTCCGCGTTCTCCGCGAAGCTTCCTTCGGCCATGGGCGCCAGCGGAGGCGTCTCCACGAGTGCCCCGGAGTCGCCGAGGCGGTCGCGGGTGATCGTCTTGAAGTCGCCCGCGGTCGCGGTCCTCACCAGGGGCCTCCAGGTCGCCGGGGACTCCTTGTAGGCCGCCTGCAAGGCCTTGTTGGCCACGTTGGCAGTGATCAAGGGGAAGTCGCTCGTGCCATGGGAGAAGGCGCGGGTTCCGACGTTCAGCGCGGCGGCGATGAGGCCGTCGACGTTGAGTCCCTTCGTGATGATCCCGGCCCGGCGGCAGCAAAGGCGCGCGAGATCCAGGATGGTGATGGCTTCGATGTCGCGCGCGGCAACCTGGTCCTTCTCGGCGACCAGGGCCCGGCGAGAGGTCCTCGAGAGAAGGTGATCCTCCGCGGCCTTCCGGAACTTGTCGCGCTCGTCCTCGCCGAGGTCCACCCGCTGCTCGGCGTGGAGCACCGGCCGTTCCTTGGCGAGCTTCTCCAGGCAGGCCTTCCGGGTCTGCTCGAGCGTCCAGCCATCGTCAATCGCCTGCGGTGCGAGATCGCGCGTCTCCGGGAACGCATTACAGGCGTTCCGCACGTCGCGCGCACGCTCGCGCTCGCGGCGGATCGCAGACTCGGAGTTCTCGGGAACGTCTTCCCGTGGAGTGACAGCTTCGGAGTCGTCGCTCTCGTCCTCGGAACGATCCTCCGCATCCTCGACGCGGCCCTTGCCCTTGCCCTTCTTGCCCCCCTTGCACTTGTCCGCCTCGGGCTCTTCGGCCACCCGGAGAAGAAACGCCTGTGCCTCTTCCTCGGTGGCATCGTGCGGGAGCCCACGCTTCTCGAGCGCTGCTCGAAGTTTCGGGTCCATGGTGTAAGACTCCTGTTGTGAGTTGGGCTCTTCGTGCCCGGTTGTCCTGCCAACACCGACAGTTGAATCAGCCGGGATTGGCGTGATGGAAAATTCACTTGCTCGCCACGAAACGGCGATGTCCTTGGGTCCCTGGAAAGTCCGGCCTTCTGGCGAAGTCCACGAGTCGCCTTCCTCGAGGATCTGCCACTTGTCCACCTTGAAACCCACGGAGGCCCCGCGGATCGAACCGCTTTGGACCTTCTTGAAGATCCGCTGAGATGGCTCGTCCTCGTCGAAAACCACGTCGCCGCGCCCCTTGCGCTCATTCAGGTCCAGGCGGGCGTTCTCGGCACGGCCCAGGACCACGTCGTAGTCGTGGTTGAAACACACGCTGTTGAGCCGGCTGAAATCCACGGCGCCCTTCTCATGCAGGAGGATCTGCGGGACTCCGAAGAATCGAACCGTGTCCGTCTCGGAGCTGAAGGAGACCGAGATCTTGCGGGCCTTCTCGTCGATCGCGTCCCGCTCGAAAGTGGCGTCCCGGAAGAATATCTGCCCGGGATCAGGCAGCTTCCGCTGGCTTGCCTGCGCTGGTTTTCTTGCCTTTGTCTTCATCGGATGCTGCCTTTGGTTTCGGAGGCTCCACGACCTTCGGCTTGGGCTCGATGACCGGGAGCTCGAGGCCGAGTTCCGTGAGCCAGTCCTTCCACTGCGCGCAGTCCCGGAGGATCTTGTACGGATCCCCGCCGCGCTTGATCACGCTCTCGATCGGACTGCGGATCCCCGCGGCGATCGCGCTGATGTCGCTCTCGACGTCCTTCGACGGGTCGATCCAGTCCCAGCCAGGGCGGACGAACTCGACCTCGAGATGCCGCGATTGGAGCTCCGCGCGCGTGGGGAGCTTGCCCAGGAGGTAGCCCATCTGGAGGACCTGACGCCAGACAGGGACGTTGACACGCTTGTTCATGCGCTCTTGCTGCGGCTCCCAGTGGCGGCGGTCCTGGTTCTCGCCCTGGCGCGCGGAGAGGTAGGTGACGTTGGAGAGGTCCCGCGCCACGATCTCGTAGGAGAGATCCATGCCGCGCGCGATCACGCGCAGGAAAACCTCCGTGAGCAGATTCACCGCGGCAGCCTGCACCCCGGACTGGATCCCCTTGATGTCCTCCCCGCCGCGCAGATGCGCGATGATCCCGCCCTCGATAACGTCGATCTCGTTCCCCTCGTCGTCCGTGAGGTAGGAGTCGTCGGTCGGCTGGACCGGCGAAGGCAGACCAAATCCAGAGTTTTTGATGAACGCCAGAGCGAAGGCGCTCGCGATTCGCTCCTTCACCAGGAGATAGTCCAGGTATTGCATGAAGCCCTCGAGCGCGCCGGCGACGGGCAGGAATCGCGTCAGGCCGCGCACGCTCCCGGGCTCGAGCTTGTCGTAGAAGTGGATCACGCGGTTTGCCGGGACAAAGACCTCCGCGTCGTAGCCCCAGAGTCCTTCTGCTGGATGGTTCGGATAAATCCAGTAGCCGTCGATCCCGCCCCAGGTGTTGAACTGAATGCCCTGGATGATCTTCTTCCCGCTCGGGGAGGCCTCGCCTGGACGGGACCACTCGTCCTTCATGCTGAGGCGTTCGCTGGGGATCACCTCCGTGGCGAGAGGCACCGCGCGGCCGTCTCGAGCCTCGCTGAAGACCAGGAGGACCTCTCCGCAGACGGTCTCCTCGTGCTGCATGAGAGCTTGCTGCTCATAGAAGCTCTCTTTCCCGGTCGGGTCGCAGCCGTCGGACCAAGTCTTCCAGAGTTCCTCCGTGGCGTCATTGAACTTCTCGTCCGGCTTGCCGAGCTTGGGAAGGACCACGCGCCCCTGGGGCTTGATCCCTGTCGAGAT